ACCGCCGCAAAAGGACAATCCTTAACTACATTTTCTCTTCTTTTTACTTCATATCTAATTCTATCACCAATACTATACTTTGCTTCAAAATTCATTTCTTCTTCCGTCTCTTTTTCTTCGCCTTTTTCTGATCGGATTGACCGGCAACCGCAGCCTTTATCTCAACTTCTACTTTTGGCTTCTGGGATTCTATGTAATATTGACATTCTGGGTAGTCGCTGCAAAAAAATGTGCATTGCGGCCACAAAAAGCCGTCACACGGATGTAAATTATCTGGATTCCCCATCATTGCGACTAGCTCTTGGAAGCATTGTCCTTCTGTATCGTCCAAAATTTTGCGGAAAACCCATATATCTCTATCCTTTTGGAATTTTTCTGTATCTGCAACTACTTCCAGCTGATCTAGTGAGCCCATTTCTTGAATAGGATTACCAAAAATATCTAACTTTACTGTTGGTTGTAATCCAAAAGAAGAAAGTTGCGGGTGCTCTGTATTATATTGTTCTCGATACTGCGTAACAAGATTTATTAAATTAATTTCTGCCAAAATTTATTTCCTCTGCGGCTGGGCGGCCTCAAAGATCCTTGAAGCCGCCTTACCAAATTTATATATAATAGGTTTAGGATAAGTATTTTTCTTTCATTTACATATATATTATATAATATTTTTATTATTTTATCAATAAAAACTTCTAAAAATTTGACCATAAAAATTTTTTATGGTAGAATAAACATGTAATTGAAACTGGAGGTTATGAATGATAAAGTTAGATTATACTTTAGAAACTCCAGAAGAAAGAAATGAGTTAGTCAAACAAATTCTGGAAGAAAATCCAGAACCTAATGAAAAATATTTAGAAATATTAGCGGACTATCTTGTTCTTTGTATGGAGAAACAAGAGAAAAAGGAGAAAAAAATATTAACCGATAATCATATGCAAACGGTTAATCAAAGAGAAACTTCTTTTGAAGGACTTGTTTCCCAATTAGAGAATGGCGAAGATGGTATATATAGTTTAATTAATGAAGATAAATATCAAATATTTAAACCAAAAATAACAATAACAAAGAAAGATATAGAAGAAATTCCTTTTTTAAAACAATTAAAAGAAGCTATTGATAGTTGGGATGCTAAACTAAAAACCACGGAAGGCAAAGATGCTTATACTATTAAACATGCTTTAATAGAAATGCGGAAAGACCAATATGTTATTAAAAATGCCTATCGTAAACCAATTGTTTTTAATAAATTAACACATTCTACTTATAGATTAGAAATACCTGAGAAAATTTTTGATTTTGATGAAAATGGCTTTCCCATACCTGAAGGGGTAACTTTATTAGATCCTAGGTGTTGTTCAGCTATTTTATGTAATTATTCTAAATTAAAACAAGATAGTTGGGAAGCTCTACAATCAGATTTGCGGTGGTTGCTTGTAGATTTTGATAATGTAAGTGATAAAGCATTAAAAGATTTTCCTTTATATGAAAAAATTGTAGAGTGTAAAATTGATGGTAAACAAAATATCGAAATACAAAATATTTTAGAAGAAGAATTTGGATTTACTCATAGTGTAGAGTATATTTCAAGTTTATGGAGAAATAAAATACCTAAATTGATTGCATCACAAGCAGAAGATGATTATTTATATTGGTATTATTTAAATATTGAAAAAGGTAAATATAAAAAATGTAGTCGTTGCGGCGAGATTAAATTAGCTCACAATAAATATTTTAGTAAAAATAAAACTTCTAAAGATGGTTTTTATAGTATTTGTAAGAAATGCCGTAATAGTAAGGCCAAAAGTAAGTAATTAAACATATTAATTTGTTTAATTTATTATAAGGAGGATACTAAAATGGCAGATGGAAAAAAATATTATTGTGAAAAATGTAATAAAACATTAGATGCAGATCAATTTTATACTTCAAATAATTTAGAAAAGTATCCTAATGATGGTAAATTTCCACAATGTAAGAAATGTATGACAATGCATGTCGATAATTGGGATCCTAATACTTATTTATGGATTCTTCAAGAAGCTGATGTGCCATATATTCCAGAAGAGTGGGATAAATTAATGCATTCGTATGCGGGCCCCGGTAAAAAAGTAACAGGAGCCACGATTCTTGGACGTTATTTGTCTAAGATGAAGTTAAAACAGTATAGAGATTATCGTTGGAAAGATACAGAGTTTCTTCAAGAAATGGCTAATAAAAAAATTGAAGAAACTATGAAAAGACAAGGTTATAGTGCTGCGGATATTGCGGCAGCACTTGACCGTGCTACTGTACCTCTTCCTGAGAAAGAAATAGAAATTCCTGTTTACAACGATGAACCTGCGGCAGCCGGTCCATCGTATTCCTTCACCGCGGTTGATGATGATGAAGATATCGGCCTTACTGAAGAAGATAAGCAATACTTGTTGTTAAAGTGGGGCAAGGCCTATAAACCTTCTGAGTGGGTTAGATTAGAACAATTATATAATGATATGATGGCATCTTATGATATTCAAGGTGCTGGTCATGAGGATACTTTAAAATTAGTTTGTAAGACTTCTTTAAAATGTAATCAATTAATTGATATTGGTGATGTAGAAGGTTACCAGAAGATGAGTAAGGTCTATAATGAACTTATGAAATCTGGTAAATTTACTGCTGCACAAAATAAAGAAGAGCATGGCGAGTTTGTTGATTCAGTTGGTGAACTTGTTATGCTTTGTGAAAAACAGGGTTACATTGAAAGATATTATGTTACAGATCCAAAAGATAAAGTTGATGAAACTTTATTGGATATGAAACGTTATACAAGAACTTTAATTGGTGAAGAAACTAATTTAAGTAATATGATTGAAGCTGCTATTCGACAGAATCAGAAGGAAGATGAAGAAGCGAAGCAGGCAGTTGATCAAGATGTTGTTATGGATGATGAAATGTCTATTGAGGATTTAGAGCATGAAATTCATGACAGTGATTTTGAAGATTTTTCTGAATTTTTAGAAAATGAGTCTGCGGCCGACTTTCCTGAGGAGGAATAGCTATGGCACTTCAAGATTTATTGGATTTAAGTAGAGAGCGACGTAAAATAGGTCTTTCTGAAGAAAGAATTGAGGCAATTCTTCCAACAGTAAGACAGTATGTTGCTTTTTGGCGTGAATATCCAGATATATTTGTTGATTTTTTAACACGCGGAACTGCTGAAGAAGATAAAACTGATGATACTTTTCATTTTTATTTTTATCAGAGAGTATTTTTGAGAGCTGTAATGCGACATCAGTATATTTATGCAGTATTTCCTCGTGCTTATTCTAAATCATTTTTGTCAGTTATGGCATTAATGGTTAGATGTATTCTTTTCCCTAGAGCTAATTTATTTGTTACATCTGGTGGTAAAGAACAAGCTGCAAGCATTTTACATGATAAAGTTCAAGAAATTTGTCAATTAATACCTGCGTTTGGACGTGAAATTGATTGGCGAAGAGGTAAAACGCTTGAAGGTAAAGATAAAGTTAAATATGTATTTAAAAATGGTTCTACTTTAGATAATATTGCGGCCAGAGAGTCTTCAAGAGGTCAACGTCGTCATGGCGGGCTTGTTGAAGAGTGTGTTGGCGTAGATGGAACTATTTTACAAGAAGTTATTATTCCTATTATGGCGATTGCGCGCCGTGCAATGGACGGATCGGTCCATCAAGAGGAAACACTTAATAAGAGTCAGATTTATGTTACAACCGCAGGTTGGAAAAATACATTTCCTTACGATAAATTAATTTCTTTCTTGGTTCGTATGATTATGCAGCCTGAAAGATGTATTATTTTAGGTGGAACATGGCGAACTCCTGTTGAAGTTGGATTACAAAGTAAAACATTTATCAAAGACCAAAAAGATGAAGGCACTTATAATGAAGCATCTTTTGAAAGAGAATATGAGTCTCGTTGGTCTGGGACTGTTGAAAATGCTTTCTTTAGTTCTGAAATGTTTGATAGAGCAAGAATTCTTAATCAACCTGAGAATGAAGCTTCGGCAAGAGTTAAGAACGGTTATTATGTATTAAGCGTTGACGTTGGTCGTAAAGGTTGTGATACTGTTGTTATTGTATGGCATGTAAATCCACAACCGCAAGGTTCTTCAATAAAGAAAATGGTTAATATTTATACATTAACTGATACACATTTTGAAGACCAAGCTATAAAATTAAAAAAGTTATTTTATAAATATAAAGCAAGAAGAATTGTTATCGATGCTAATGGTCTTGGTATTGGATTTGTAGATTATATGGTTAAACCGCAAATTGATCCAGATACTAATGACGTATATCCAGATTTTGGAGTTTATGGTGGCACTCAAGAAGATGCTGCCCAAGAATATAAAAAATTTAGAACTCCAGATTGTGAGTTTGATGCTTTATATTTGTTTAAAGCCAGTGCTCCATTAAATAGTGAAGCACATACAAATGCACAAGTGCAATTATCATCGGGTAAAGTAAAAATGCTTATTGATGAACGCACGGCAAAGCAAAAATTATTAGGAACAAAAGTTGGACAAAATATGAAGCCTGAAGAAAGGGCAGATTATTTAAAACCATTTACATTAACTTCTATATTAAAAGAGGAAATGATGAACCTTCGTGAAGAAAATGAAGGGATCAATATTAATTTAAAACAAGCAAATAAAGGCATTAAAAAAGATAAATTTTCTGCTTTTGAATATGGTTTATATTATATAAAAGAAGAAGAAGATAAAAAGAAGAAGAAAAAGAAATTTAGTGCTAAGGACTTTATGTTTAAAAATTAAGGGAGAAGGAAATAAATGAGAGCATCTCGTGGAGAAATTAAGATTGAAGAAATCTTACAGAATGCTGGACTTCCATTTAAAGAAGAATTTGTTTTCGCTGAACTTAAGAGTGAGAATGGTAAACCTTTACGTTTTGATTTTGCCGTATTTGATGATGATGGTAATGTGGATTTTTTAATCGAATATCAAGGAAAACAACATTATGAAGCATCTACTAAATTTGGTGGCAAACGTGGGTTATATCAGCAACAACATAATGATAATAAGAAAAGACGTTTTTGTGCGCTTCATGGTATTAAATTAATTGAAATTCCTTATACTGAAGAAAATCTTATTTCTTACGATTATATAATGCATAAAGCAGGATATTAAAGGAGGTAGCCTAGTGGACAATAGTAGAAAACAAGATGCAGTCCATAAAAAAGGTTTTGATATGATCAAAGCCCCGACTTCTTCTATCGATACTTATGCGCGTCTTAAAATGGGTAAAAAAGAGTATGATGATGCTCTTGTAGATTTACGTTATTATGAAAAGAAGCAATTAAGAGGATTCCGTAATAAAGAATTTATACTTACTGCTTTAGCAAATAATGATTTACCTGTTATAAGAGAAATATCTAGATACTTTTATCGTACTAATGGTATTTACCAGAAAGTTATCAATACTTTTGCTACCATGTATCGTTATGATTGGTATGTGGCGACAGAAGATGTAACTGATAGTGCTAATAGTAATAATGTTGTAAAAGATTGTTTAAAAGTTTTAGGAGTATTTGATAATAGTAGTATTAAATCTACTTGCGGTGACTTTGCTTTAGGTGTTTTAAGAGATGGCGTCTACTATGGATATGCCTATGAGGGTACTGATAGTATTCTTATTCAAGAGTTACCTATAAAATGGTGCCGTTCAAGATTTAAAATTAAGAATAGACCTGCAATTGAATTTAATATGCAATTCTTTGATACGAAGTATCCAGATATTAATTATCGAATGAAGGTTTTAGATCTTTTTCCGCCAGAATTCAAAGAGGGTTATGTATTATATAAACAACATAAATTACCTCCTGATAGATTAGATGATCCCGCAGTTACTTGGGGCAGTTGGTATTTATTAAATCCAGCTTGTGCTTTTAAGTTTTCAATGCGTGGAATGGGTGAATTGCCTTTATTTATCAATGCTTTACCAGAAATTTTGGATTTAGATTTGGCACAAGGTATTGATAGAAAAAGACAATTACAACAATTATTAAAAATTATTGTTCAGTTATTGCCATTAGATAAAAATGGTGATTTAATCTTTGATGTCGATGAAGCAAGAGATATTCATAATAATGCTGTAGAAATGTTAAGTAATTCTGTTGGTGTTGATGTTTTAACAACATTTGCTGATGTTAAAGCT